TTTAAACTTACCTTATCATGCAGGCGATGACACTATGCGTTATGCCTTTGATAAAAAGGGAGAGTCATTATCATTAGATGAGTTTCTTTCTTTTGTTGATGAAAGAAAAATTACAGAAGATAAGTTAAGAAACTTTAAAACAAAACAAGTAAAGAAGGTAGAGGAGCTAGAAGATGGACCACCTTGTTTGCAAACTTTAATTAGTGTTGGCATAGATGAAGGTGGAAGAGATAATGTTTTGTATCAGTACGCAGTCTATGCAAAAAAGAAATGGCCTGAGAAATGGCAAGATAAAATATCTGAATTTAATTTTAAATACATGAAGCCACCACTTGGTCATGCGCAAGTAACCAAGACAATCAACCAACATGATAAAAAAGATTATCAATACAAATGTAAAGATCAACCAATGTGTTCAAGATGTGACGCACCACAATGTCGTTTAAGAAAATATGGAATAGGTGGAGAGTATGAAAGTAAATTTTCTGATCTACAAAAGTATGACTCAGATGAACCTGTTTGGTTTTTAAACTTTGAAGAGCAACGATTAGTTTTAAATACAGAAGAACTTTTTGATCAACGTAAGTTCAGAAAGAAATGTATGGATGCATTAACACAATTACCTAATGCACTTAGCCCTGCCGCATGGACCGCAAAGATTCAAAGCTTACTCGAGAACGTAGAGATAATAGAAACACCACCGGAGATAACGAAGTGGGGTCAGTTTGATTCTTATCTGTATTCTTTTATTTATGATCAAGGTGTATCAGATAGAGAGGAAGAGATAGCAATTGAAATGCCATGGGAGAACGAAGGTAAGATATACTTCCAACCTAAAACATTAAAAGAATATTTAAATAAGAAAAGATTTTCTGCTCTTACTTCTACAGAAATGCACGCAAGAGTTATGCAGGATTTAGGAGGAGGATCACATAGAAAAAAAGTTAAAGGTATCACTCATTACCTATGGTATGTACCTTCAAAACAAATAGAGCAACAAGATTTATATATACCTGACATGAAAAAGAAGGAGGCGTTCTAATGAAAAAAGAATTTATTGATAATCTAATGGTTCAAATGAAAACTTTGCAAACAAAATTAGATGACGAAATTGAGAGAGAGAAAATAAAAAAGGAAGAATTTAAAGTTAATGATTGGAGAAAAAAAATTGGTAACAATGCTAAATTAACAGGTGATATAAATGAAGCAATTATAATTAGTCATTTAATGAAATCTGGTTGGGATGTTTTTAAAAATATGTCTTGTACCGGTCCAATAGACATGGTTACTTATCACAGAGAAAACAATCAAATAATTTTACTTGATGCTAAATCTTCAGAATCATCAGCGTATGCTGAACTTAGTAAGTGTATACACAAAGGAATATATACTTGTTGGTTTGATGAAAAAAAACAAAAAGTTGTTATTATTAAAGGACAAAACGAATGCATAGAAATATAATTTTTGGTCCTCCAGGTACAGGCAAGACACATAAACTTTTAACAATAGTTGAAGAAGGATTGGCAAAAGGAATACAACCAAATCAAATAGGATACTTTGCCTACACTCGTAAAGCAGCGAACGAGGCTATCACCCGTGCCGTGAACCGGTTTCCACAATATGATAAAAAAGATTTTAAATACTTTAGAACATTACATAGTTTAGCCTACATGGAGTTAGGATTAACCGACTCGTCGTTAATGTCCGATGCGGATTATAAAGAAGTATCAGATTTGTTAAATGTAAAGTTATCTAATCCCACAAATAAATATGACAGCTATGGTATGGGGTGGCAGGATGATAAGTTTGTTAACATCATAGACTTAGCAAGAATAAAAGATGTGAGTCTTGAACATCAGTTCTGTCAAAAAGAAACAGGGCATTTGCCTGGAGGTTTTTTAAAGCTACGTAAGATAGCAAAGGGTTTAGAGAAGTATAAAAAACAAAACGGTTTCATGGATTTCACTGACATGATTGTAGAGTTTAATAAAAGAAAAGAAGCACCTAAACTTAAACTTCTTATTATTGATGAGGCACAAGATCTTAGTAGTGTGCAATGGAATATGGTTGATATCTTATCTCAAAATTCTACACACACATACATCGCAGGAGATGATGATCAAGCTATCTTTGAATGGGCAGGCGCACATCCATGGAGATTTAAACAATTAAAAGGCAACAGAATTATTCTTGATCAATCGTACCGTGTACCGTTAGCCGTGCAACAAAGAGCTAATGCCGTGATCGGACGTGTAGGCGACAGGGTACATAAAGATTGGAAGGCCACGGACCGTGAAGGTTTATTAAAGACACGTGTTAATCCTTACGCCAATACAGATTTCTTAAAAGATGATTGGCTTATACTTACACGTACTAATTATTTACTAGACAAGATAGAAGAAGAGTTAAAGACAAGAGGTATATTTTATCAGCGACACAATTCTAAATCAGTGAGTGATCGTTTATTACTAGCTATTAATACATGGACTCGTTTAACAAAAAATAAAACAGTAAAGCTTGATGGTATTAAAGCGATGTATCATTACATGAATGTAGATGTCGGAGTTAGTTATGGATCAAAGACAATGCCACGAGCTAACGAAGATAAAGAATATACTTACGAAGAGTTAAAAAATAATTATGGTTTACTTTTATCCCCGGAGTTAAGGTGGGATGACGCCCTTGATAGAATACCCCCAACAAAGTTAGCTTATTTATTAGCAGCGTTGAGACGTAATCAAAATTTAAATCATGAGGCAAGAGTAAAACTTTCTACTATCCATGGATCTAAGGGTGGAGAAGCAAGTAATGTTTTATTATTTTCTGACTTATCTTTTAAAGTTGATGAAGAGTATAGAAGAAATAAAGATGTAGAGAGACGTGTATTCTATGTGGGAATGACACGAGCAAAAAACGAATTGCATTTGGTTCGCTCTCAAACCGATAAGGAATTCACAGAAATGTTTTGGAGGTCATAGTGTTTACAATTGAAACAGCGTTGAAACAATTAGATGTTACAGAGAAACAGGTAAGGAGAATAAGGGCTGAATTACCTAGATTAAATAGAGAAAAAGTAGACAAGGAAATGAAGTTATTATTACTTGATTTACAACTTATGAGAAATGATTTAAAATCTATCAGCAATAAGGAGAAAGATGAACAGTAGAGAATATCTAGATACTGCGGCAAAGATAGTAACTGGTCAACGTCAACATGACTATGGTGATAAGTATCAGAATCATAAGAACATTGCTAAGCTTTGGTCTTCCTATTTAGATTATGAAATATCAGCACATGATGTAGCGATATGTATGCTTCTAGTAAAGATAGCAAGAATTAAACATAGACCCACGAAGGATTGTTACATAGACATGGCGGGATATGCAGCAATTGCGGGTGAGATACAGGACAATGAAGATGACTCAGATACCATTATTTCAACCACCAAGTGAGTGGACTCCTCCGGAACGACTACCAGATTTATCAGACGCAAAACAAATTGCTATTGATTTAGAAACAAGAGACATAGGATTAAACACTGGCATAGGTCCAGGATGGGCTGTCAGCAAAGGTTATGTTATTGGTGTTGCTATAGCTGTTGAAGGTTGGTGTGGTTACTTTCCTATTCGCCATGAAGGTGGAGGTAACTTAGATGAAAAAGTTTTTACAAGACAACTTAAAAAAATTCTAGAACTTCCATGTGATAAGATATTTCACAATGCTATCTATGATGTAGGGTGGCTACATCAAATGGGATTGAAAGTACATGGTCGTATTATTGACACAATGATAGCAGGTCCTATTGTAAATGAGAATAGTCCCATGCGTTTTTCTTTAGATGAGTTAGGAAAAAAATATGCAGGAGAAAAAAAATCTCAATCAGCTTTATACGAGGCGGCAAAGAGTTGGGGTGTTAATGCAAAGACAGAGATGTGGAAGTTACCGCCTATGTATGTCGGCCCATATGCTGAGCAAGATGCAGCTTTAACTTTAAAGTTATGGGATATTTTAAAGAGAGAAATAATTAGACAAGACTTATTAGATGTGTTCAAGTTAGAGACAAATTTATTTCCTGTTTTATTTGAAATGAAAAAGAAGGGGGTGAAAGTAGATGTTGATCACGCAGAGAGAACAAAGAAAACTTTACTTGCTACAGAGAAAAAGATACTTAAAAAAATCCATGAGAGTACAAATATCCATGTTGATGTTTGGACTCCGACATCTGTCGCTAAAGCGTTTGATGCAGCTGGAATATCTTATGAGAGAACTGCGAAGTCTGGGCAGCCTAAATTTGACAAAGACTTTTTGTCAAATCATAGCAATCCTATTGCAAGGATGGTGGTGGAGGCTCGTGAAATTAATAAGGCAAGAACCACGTTCATTGACAGTATCCTCAAGCACGAGAACGGAGGGAGGATTTTCGCTGAAATCAATCAAATGAGAAATGAGCAGGGAGGTACAATCTCTGGTAGGTTGAGTATGCAGAACCCTAACTTGCAACAAATCCCTGCTCGTAACAAAGACATAGGTCCACTCATTAGAAGATTATTTATTCCTGAAGAAGGACAAAAGTGGGGATGCTTTGACTATAGTCAACAAGAACCTAGACTGTTAGTGCACTATGCATCTATTACAAATTTAGAAGGAGCAGATCATTTAGTTGAGGGATACAATTCAGGCAACATAGACTTCCATCAAACAGTAGCAGACATGGCAGGCATTGAACGTAAGCAAGCTAAGACAATTAATCTTGGTATGATGTACGGTATGGGTAAAGCTAAACTTGCTAATGAGTTAAGTCTCACTGAGTTTGAGGCGGAGGAACTGTTTTCTAAATATCACACCAACGTTCCTTTTGTTAAACAGTTAACAAAGAACGCTATGAAAAGAGCGAGTGACATAGGATTTATTAGAACCATTAAAGGACGTAAATGTCGTTTTGATTTATGGGAACCTTTAGAGTTTGGCGCCGGCTTTCCTCTTCCTAAAGAAGAAGCGGAGCGTAAGTACGGTGGGTTCACTAGAATAAAAAGAGGATGGACATACAAAGCATTGAATAGATTGATACAGGGATCAGCGGCAGATCAAACTAAACAAGCTATGGTTACATTATATCAAGAAGGTTTCTTACCTTTGATTCAAGTACACGACGAACTAGATTTATCTTTTGAATCCCCTGAAGAAGCTAGTAAAATCAAAGAGATAATGGAACACTGTATTGAATTAAAAGTGCCAAGTGTAATTGATTTAGAAGAAGGTCCCTCCTGGGGCGAGGCTAAGTGATTGTCGATAAGACTTGTACTCGGTGTAATAAAACAAAACTCTTAGAAGAGTTTGATAGAAAAAAAGAAAACAAAAGAGATGGTCGGAAAGCTTGGTGTAAGATTTGTTCAAGTAAACATAGTAAACAAGTATGGATTAATGGAAAAGGGGACAGAGATAAAGCTGCAATAAGTGCGAGTCCTACAAAGTTTTTTAATCACTGGTTAAAGGATGTACAAAGACCTAGAAACATATGGAGGCACCCTGTTGATCCTAATTTAACAGTCCCTGTACTATTGGATTTGTTTAAAAAACAAAATTATAAATGTGCAAAAACAGGAGTTAAACTTACTCATTTAAAAGGACAAGGAAAAGTAGACACTAATATATCTGTTGATAGGATGGATAGCGCTATTAAACTCTACACTTTAAGTAATATTCAGCTCGTTTGCTATCGATATAATATAATGAAGGGAGATATGAATGAAAAAGAACTTGCTAATTGGTGTAAAATTATTTTAAAATACAACAATGACTAAAGTATTTATATTAGTGGTAAGTTTATGGGGCTACAATGGTAACACTTGGGTGTATACAGGTAATCAAATGGTG